CGAGTAGCTGTTTGATGCGCTTTTCAGCGCCTGAAAGTTTGGGCGGTTGCTCCTGGGCTTCTTCCGGGTCCGACTCCGGCTCAGTTTCGGGCTCATCGCCCTCGGCTTCCTCCGTCTCTTCCGGGGTGTCAGCGGGTGCCGATTCCGCAGGTTCGGCAGGTTTGAATCTTGCGGGCAGTTCCCCACTCTCTCTGTACTTGCTGTACTCCTCAAGCGTGGGTTGCTGATCTCCAAACACGTCTGCGGCAGACGACTCCGCTGCTACCGTCTCATCACTCATTGGTTGTCCTTGTGCCCCGTACGTGGGGCTTACGAGATGGTGCTAAACTGGGACTAGTCGATGTCAGTTTCGAACTGACGGGCCAGGCACTTTTGCCCCAAGAAAGGCAGTATCCGGCTCTATTTCTTGTTCAGGCTTTAGCCACTCGCCCAATCAACTAGACATTTCATAAGTCGTAGGTTTCCGCTCTCGGAACGTAGCCGGAAACCGGATTAACCGTTGGCTGCGGAGCTTGGTGCGGTTTGTAGCGCAGAACCTTTGCTATACGTCTCCCATCGGCATCACAGAACCAAATCTGCTGCCTGTCATGCTCTACATATCCGACGCGCCGCGAGACCTGCTCTCCATAGATTGCTTGCCGTCGATTATTCGAGGGAAGAAAACCTATGCTCATTCATGTCCCGCTTTTTCGAGATGCTTCATCAATTCGGGGATATGCGCCCCGCTCTCACCGCTGGTCAGCGTCCATGAACCGCCCTCGTGGACCGTCAGCGTCTCGCCCGTGGGAGATTTGTAGACATGCTGCGTCTCGGACAGACTCTCAGGCGTGTATCCGTGCTGCTGAAGGTATGTTTCTAGCGAACTAGCCATTCATCGCCTCAGGCGTATTCTGGGCGGCCTCTCGTGCGGCCTCTAGCGCCTGCTGGTGGCCTTGGTCACTCAGTTCAAGCGACTGGTCATGCTGCTGCCCCGCTAACTGGCTCTTCCCTACGATTTGCTGCCGTTGCGCGTCCTGAGCGTGCGAAGCCTGCTGTGCGGCCATACCGCGCTGATGCGACATGTCCAATACCTTCAGCGCTACGTCGTTCACAAAGGCTTCGCGCTCCTGTGCGGATTGCGCCTTGGTCGTAATTTCAGCCTTGGCAATGTCTGCCTCCACGTCCAGCTTGTGCAGTGCAAACTTGGCGTTGTTGTCTACGACCTTAGCGGCCTTCTCAAACTCCAACTGCTTGATCTGCTGTTCGTAATGCTGGCAAGCCGCGTCTAGGGCTTGAATGTGCTGCTGGCTCTGCTGAATCGCAGCCTGTGCCTTTGGTGGAACCGGCTCGTCCTCGTCGCTCTGCAGGTTTGGCGGCAGCATCTTCTTGAAGCGATCTGCAACAATATCCGCGCCCGCCATATCCGAGTTCTTGAACAGCACATCACCAAATATCGGCAGGAGATTAGGCGCAGACTGCACCAACTGCTGCATCGTGTTGAACGATTCCATGCGCTGCGAGTCGTAAGCCGTGCCCATCGACACCACATAGCTCATCTTGGCGTCTTTGACCTTGTAATGCTTCGTCTTGCCGCTCTCGTCCTGGTGCTCTGCATTGATCGTGACTACTTCCTGGGCCTCATCCTCGCCAAGAATCTCGATCTGCCGCTCCGTGTCGTAGATAATCGGCACCACTTCGGCAATGATGTCGCCTGCCTGCTTGAACGAGCGGCCCAGATTGTCCACGTAATGCATCGTGGTCAGATTTCCCTGGAACTGAAGGGTCTGGATTGCCTTGCCACTGGTCGCGTTACTCTGATTGCCTAGCGATGGGTCAAATTGGCCCGTCGTGGCCTTCATGTCGTCAATTTCCTGCAACACGAAGGACGAAAGCGACTGGATTGGAGGCTCGTAAACTTGTCTCTGTGGAGCCGGTGCCGGGTTTCCCTGACTGTCAATGGTCTTGTATGTCAGGAACGGCCGCTGGACCGTGTTGAGCGTCTCCCACTGCTGTTCAAAGCCTTCAATCTGGCCAGCAGCAACCATGTAAGGCGAGATAGGCGCGGTTGACAGCGTCTCCGCGATGCGGCTCTTCGAGTAGTTGATGAGCTGCTGTGCTGCCTTCTGCGGGCGAACCACTGAAAACAACCGAGGCTTGCCCTCCATAATCATCTGCTTGCCCAAAACAGGGATAATCGGGATGCTCGAACCCGGCCACTCTGTCTCCGTGTCCTTCAGGATCTCAAAGCCGTTAGTCTTGCAGAACTTTACCGTTGTCTTCGGCCTGCGCTTGCCCTCAACCTTCGCCTCTTCGACATACCAGTATTCAGCAATGCGCACAGACTCAGAGCCAACCCAGCCCTCATTGCGCTGCTCTGCCTCGGCCCATGACAGGCTTGCGAGTTCCGAATCGCCGTAGGTCGCCTTGTATTCGTCCTTCGGTATGTCCTCGATGACGAAGGCATACTTGGGCTTGCGATTGAAGCACGCAGGCACCAATATGCCGTAAATCTGCAACGGGTCCAGAACGGGAACAACCTTCAGCTCTAGGTCGTCGCTGTCATCGTCGCAGTATTCAGTCAGAAAGCGGTAATAGCCGAAAGACGCGCCTGCGCTGTACTCGATGGCTGTCTCATAGGCAACCTGGGCCTGAGAGTCATACTGGATATATCGCGCCAGCCCCTCGAGCACTTCAGCGGTGTCCTTGTCCTGATCCAGCCGCGGCGAGAACTTGATGATCGGCTTGCGTGTTCGCGCCTCGTTGCTTACCTGCTGCACGAAGGTATGGCAGCGAGGAAACGACATCGCCGGGCGTCCAGCGGCCTCGCGCTGCATCTTCACCTGCTGGTCCCACTGGTCATCACCGTCAGGCGATGCGAACCTCAGGTCCGAGACGAACTTCTCCCGTAGGTGCTTTTCGTCCTCTGCCGCAGCGGCAAAACGCTTACGCGCCGTCCCTAGGAACTCTTCGTCTTTAGTCGCCATTCGGCTCCAGTTTCCAGCCAATCCGTAGCAAGGACTCCAACTCGTCCTTATCCTTCGCCGTTAGTTCCTTCGGCGGCTGTCCGTTGTCGCGGGGGTAATACACCTTTACGGGCTTCACTAGTTTTCTCCCGCTGGGCTTGTTTTCACGCCACGTTTTCCACCCATGCACCACTTGCATCGCATGGATTTCACTGGCGTATTCGCCGCAATCTCTCGAACACCGCTTCCATTTGTCTCGGGTGGCCAACGTTCGCCGCATCTGGCGTAGGGCCATTCTCCAGCCACTGCGGGGGCCTTGGGATACCTATGGAATTTGCCATAATTCTTTTGCCATCGAGCCCATACTTGCTCCTGCATTGGCATCTATTTGCCCGCTACCTTCATGCGAATCTTGGTCGCCATTGCGGGCGTAAGTATCAGCTTCTTGATCGGTGTTTTCATTGCCTTCACTTGGCACCCCATGCCCTAAGAATCGAATCCAACCGCTTGCTGTCCTTTAGCTGCCGGCGATACGTCCAATCCTCAAACTCACGCCGCATCCGCCAGTATTCAGCCATCACTATGCTGTTCACTAAGCCATCCACCCATCCGAGCCGTAGTGCGCCTGTGGTGCCGCTTCCTTGCGCTCCCGTGCCGGTTCCCTGATGCCTACTGCCAGCGTGCGCAATGCGTCTGCTGGGTGCGAGGCATCATCATGCAACGGCTGGCTGCGCGGTACGCCTAACGCTGTAGCTGGGCCCCACTGATAGCGCCTGAGGTACTGCAGCCCGTCTGCGCACATGCTGGCGTCAAAGTACAACTGCGGAAAGATTGTGCGGGTTGCGTTGATGCCATCAGCAACGCTCAGTTGGCGATTCACTCTTACCTTGAAGCCCTTGAGCCGCATCAGCTCTTCAATCGACTTGCCCGTGCCTAAGCTGCGCGTTCCACCGTCCCACGGCAGGAAGCATGTTCCGTAGACATATCCCCATGTCTGCATCTCGCGAAGGTAATAGTCGATCGCCTGGTGATCGCCCTCGAAATAACGGAGAATCCTTATCTCAAACGGTGTGCGCTGCGCTGCCCAGATACTGACTCGATCAGCAAATCCCAAGTCCCAGAACGTGTCTACCGGCATCAGCGGGTCATACGGAACCGACCTGATGCGCCCATCCTTCTCTGCTGCCTGTATCTCTGCCTTGTAGATCGCGCCTTCGACAGTTGATCGTGTAGCGCCTTCGTAAACATGGTGGAAGGTGTCGTAATCTCGTTCTTTTAGCAGCTCAATCTTTTGCTTCGACTCATTGCTGAGCCAGTTGTTGTCCTTGTACGACATCTTGCAAACGAACGAATTGGGCGGGGGATCAATCACAAAGTCCTGATAGACCGCGTCCGTCTCGAGGTCAGGATTGAGTGACCACCAAATCTCAGATCCTGCCTTACGGATGGTAGGCAGCAGAATCGTCAGGCTGCGTCGGCTGACCGTTGATGCCTCTTCCCCCCAGAATATGTCGATCGCTTCATAGCTCTTCAGGGAAGAGACTGACTGCTTGCGTAGCCCGGCAAACATTATTTCGGTGCCGTTAGCCCCTCGAATCTCAGATTGCAGAACCGTGTAGAAGTTTTCTAGGCCAAGATTACTTACCTGGTCACTCAGGAGCTGGTGCACAGACTCTCGAATCGAGTCCATCGTCTCGCGGCCACACAATATGCGAGGCCCTTCAGTTCTGCCCGGCCAGAGGATGCCAGGGTTAGCGCCGATGATGAGAAGCGCCCGAGCAATCGACCACGACTTGACTCCGTCGCGCCCGCCATAAAGCGTCTTGAATGGGTGCGGCTCGAACAGTCCCGCTAGCTTTTCGGGGAACTCAGCCTTGATCTGTTCCATTCGTCCTTACGAAGGTCACAGCGATTGCTGCCTGAATCGGTCCGCCATCCTTACCGGCAACGTTCATGTCCAGCTTGTCCCCGTACTTCTTAGGCTGAAGCTTTGACAGAAGCCACTTGCGCGTATCAACCTTCAGCCTCGCCCTTTGAACCGCAACGCTGTTCGGCATCTTCAATTCGCCGC